TTGATGTGTACACATATCTTCTGTAACTGCTGTAAATCTACCTTCCATCTCATAACGTTTGTTCATTGTGTTTGCAATTTCCTCGCATTTAGGATCTATGTCAACACTTGTAATATGTTTTATACCTAATGAACTGTTGAACAACATAGTCGACAGCACACCATACCATCCTCCATAAACAACAATTTTTGCATTCTTTACGTTGCAATGATGTGATACGTGTTCTATTAACCATGACTTACTTTTTAACTGGCCACCCCAGAAACATTCAAGCACACGATCTCTATCACTGCTATTACGGATAGCATCTGCCCAGAACTTTATGTCATCGATGTTAATTTTCATTCCATGCCTCCGGACAAATACTTTTCATTGCATCTATTATTTCTTCTGTTGTCCATGTTCCATTCATTTCCTTATCTAATTCAATAGATCTATTATGTTCTCCTACAAATATTTTCAAATATTCTTCTTCAGTCATTTCTTCCTTAACTTCTTAACAAGCAATGGAAGATACACAGTTACTCCTACAACCGTCCAAAAGGTCAACAGCACTGTAAAATATAACTTCCAATTGGCGATGTCTATTGCTATACCTAATGTAACACCACCTATCCATACATAATCTAATGTAGCATGAAAACGTTTCCAATTACTTCCGTACTTGGCCATTAGTGCTTCTCTTTTACGTGCGAACCACGGGTGTACATGACGCATTATCACAAAGCCTTCATTTAACACCATTACTATAAAACCAATCCAAAACAACATTTTAAGTCCTTTCTATGAATTGTTTGTTCAACTTATCGAATGTACCGCATTGACGACTACATTCTTTTAAACCAGTGGTTGTCCAACAACTGCTTATTTTATTAAAAAATCCGCTATCAAATATTTCTTTCAATGACTGCTTATGTAAATTAGGTATAGTATTAACCTTTGTCATGTAATCTATTCTACTTTGACTGTGTTGCGGTATCCAATCTAAATCTAACCAACAGCATGGTGATATGTTTCCATTAGCACCTACATACATTTGATTGTCTTCCTTTGCTTTACATTTTATTTTAGGCAAAAATTCTTCTGCGGCTTTTTTTGCTGGATCAATCATTTCTAAACTTTTCTGCGATGGCAATAAAGTATGGGTGACATTATAAGTATCGTCTATCACATCTAATTTTCCATCTCTAAATCTTGTTGTATGTTTTACACTGAATCCTTTGAAGCCTAATAACTTACTAAGGTCTTGGCATTTTTCTACTTGATGTTCGTTGTGTTTAAAAACAAGCATATCCCAACGTGCATCTCCTCCTGCTTTTATAAATGTTTTTGCATTTTTAATAATCTTGTTCCAATCAGTGTTTATTCTGTATAACGCATGAGTATCCTGTAATCCATCAATACCAAATACAGTTTTAACTTTTAGTTCTGCTAATTCTTTCCACCATTTGTCTGTGCGGCCACTTCCGTTTGTATGCATTTGTAAACTCATTTCTGGATTTAATTCACGCATATATCTAAAAATTTTTAATGTGTCTTTAGCAATCATAGGATCACCTAAGTTACCACACATATAAACGTGTTCTAATTGATGTATGAAATCTACCGGAAACCACTTTTTAAAAATGTCTAATGTAATTTCTTCAAGATATAAACTATCAAGCAGAGGACCTCCTTGCAATCTTCTTGGACACATAGGACACCTTGCTTGACATTTAGAAGTAACTTCTAGGTGTATAGATTTTATATCTTTATAATTATACATTCTTTTCCTTTGGTATTTTGCTGTCAGCACTGCTTACACAGGTTGGAGTAATACATGGCATAGGCTTTTTAAATAATTTAAATCCTTTTTCTAAAGTTCCTAAAGGTTCATCGTGACAACTGTAACTGCGTTTCACTTCTCCTCCTGGTTCACGTATTATGCAACTTTGATAACCAGACCAACAGTTCCAATCCTTAAACTTATTGAAACCATAAGCATTCAATCTTTCCGCTTGATCAATCCAATATTCTACTCCATCATTGTCATATAACGCGACTTGGTAGGTGTTTTGTACACTTTCCTGTTGTAAAATTTTCTTTTGTTCTTCGGTGTATCCCGAGACCACAAAACTAGCAGTAGGATCAGACTGAGGCTTAAGAGTAACATGAAGACCCCTGCTAATAAACCTATTACATCTATCATAATATTCCTCCCAATGTTCAGGCACCATTACCTGATTGATCGTTACAAGGACATCATTGTCCTGTAAATATAAAAGTTTGTCACCAAACTCTTTTTCATTTGCAAATTCGGCATGATAACTTGCTGTAATACTTCTTCTATCCATGACGTGGGTTGCATCTAACCATCTTGTCCACCAACGTTTTGCAGGACTGCAATTACTTGTCATATGTATGCTTAAATATTCACTTTCATAATCTTCATAATGTTTAATCAAATCAATAAACTTTTTGTATGCAGTAGGTTCTCCACCGCTGAAACTAAAATGAAATTTATCAAATCCGTTTGCTCTTGCTTGACGTTTAATCTCATCAATAGCATTAGTGTAAACTTCAAACTGTCTATGATCAACTTTACTGCTTCTAGCATACGGCCAACAATAACTGCAATTATAGTTACAGAAACGGCCAAGGATCCAGGACACAGAAAACAAGTTGTTTTCCAACATAGTTCTTTGTCCAAGTTTAACAATATTGTTAAACGGTATTTTTTCCATACTGCTCATGCAACCATTCCCAATCATTTATTAACCGAAGATCAGACCCCCTAGAAAGGCCAAACTCCATACCAGCGGTAGCGCCTGCCAAAGCGTATTTGCCCATAGGTCTATCGTGTCCCACGGTTGTCCAAGTTTTAAGTCTTT